GATGTGTGGTGTGATCCGTGCGCTGAACGAGCTGCCAGGGCGCAGCTTGGCCGGCTCCTGCTGCAGCTGTGGCGCATGGTTGCCCCAGAGCTTCCCTTCTGCCCTTCTGCGGCGCAGCAGGCCGGCTTCCACGTTCGTGCCGGGGTTGCGGTAGAGCTCCAACGCAGCGGGCACCCCAGCCCAATCACGGTCGCGGAGTTTGGCCGTGATCGTCTCGAAACCAGCCAGGCCAACAAAATCAGGTCCCAAGTTGTAGGCAAAGCTGATCAGTGCGCACCGCTGATCATCATTCATCGCCTTCCAGTGCGGCACGGTGCCGGCCAGCTTGGCGGCGATGCGGTCAATCTCCTGCCGCAGCAGCAGATCAGCTTCGATCACCGTGATCTGATCGCCGCGCTGCACCTTCACGCCGTTTTGATAGCGCGTTGTGCCATAGCCGATCGTCCAAGGATCACCACCGCTCAGCGGGTCGGGATAGGCCCGAAGGTGGCAGCCCTCGAACTCTTTGATCAGCGCAATCGCAGGCGCCAGATCGCTTTGCTTGCCGTCTTGGCTCCAGGTTTTGAACCATGGCCGATCACGGCGCATGGCTACCGCATAACCGTTGGCCTTCAGATCACGCGCGAGCTCCTCAATAGCCGCGGCCTGATGCGGCAGACCCTTGTAGTACCTGAACACCTGCTCAAGGCTGATGGGCGCCGTGTTGCTCATGGCTCTGTCCAGGGTGCTCTGATCCGCAGTTCGTCAGGCTCAACGATCGGCGGTGGTGTGGTTGGTGGTTGCGTCTTGTGCCAGTCCTCGATTTCAGCATCGAGCTTGGGCTTCAGCGTGGCGTGGAACTTCTGATCCTGCGCCCATCGCTGCAACTGCTGCTGCCAGGTCGGATCGCCGAAGCGAACCAACCAGGTCACTTCTTTGGGAACACCACCTTCAGCGCCTTGACTACCAGCTGAATCCAGCTGTTTTCGCGGATCGGGAGCAGACCGATCACCTCAGAGCCAGCAGCCACCAAGATGGCGATCACTGCGAAAGTCGTAGCCTGGTCCATGATCAAGTCAAAGGGGTCCGTGCCTCCAACTTAGAGACACGCTGCTCAACCGTCGAGATGCGTGCAAAGAATTCTTTACGGTCGTCCTTGATGTCCTGGTGTAAAACTTCAAGTTGTGACGCAATGTGTTCAACGGCGCTTGTAAGCCTAATTACCGCATCACGTGCTTCATCAGACTTTCGGCTGAATCCCATGGCGCCCATCGCGGCGACTGATATTGACGCACCCGCCACTGCGGCGATGACTTCAATCATGGCGGCAATGGCTGCCTAGCCAGATTAGCGTCCATGCCACCGCACCTCCTTAGGGCTACTGTAGCTAGGCAGCTTCCAGTGCAGCCACCTTGGCTTCAAGAGTTTCAATGCGATCCATTGCCTCTTGCAGCGCCTTGACGGCTTTCATGTAAAGGACGGAGTAGTTGACGTTTTTGGTAACTGTGCCGACTGGTTCGCCGTCTTTGTTCAGGTCAGGCGAATCAAACACCAAGCCAGGGGAAATCTGCTCAACCTCCTGAGCGATCACACCGATTTGCGTGTGGGTTTGGCCTTCCTTAAAATTGTATTTACGAACGCGGATGCCTTTGATGTCATCCCACTGCGATGAGGCATCAACAACGTTCTCTTTTAGCTTGATGTCAGACAAACCTGTGTAGCTGTTATTTGTGTTTTTAACGTCGCCGTTTGTGTAAACAACAAAGCACTCTGTACCGCTATTGGCTACTGCTTCGGTTCCTGAGTACTTGCCGCTGATCAGCCTGTTGGATGTTCCTGCAGCTCTTGTGCTGCCTAAGATTAAAACGTCATCCTGAGTTGCAATCACACCAAGGCGACCGCCGCCACCGATAAAGACACGGGTAGCTGTTTCAGCCCCAATCTCAAACTGATTGGCTGACTGGTTGTACTGGATGTATGCGGTATAAGCAGATGTGCCGCTTGTCCCTTGCGCAAAAGCAATGCCACCCGTTGCGCTGCTACCTGTCGCAATCGTGATGCCGCCGTTTCCAGACGATTGATAAACAACGAGATCGTCGTAATTGCTGTTATAGCTGGAGGGTACAGGTGCGCTTGTGCCAACACTTAGCGGGCGGTTGATGTTACCCGCAAATGTAAACAACCCCTGCCATGCACTATTCGCACCATTGCGGAGTTGCAGTTCGCTGGCAGTCGTGTTTGCCCACAGCATGTATGCCACCCGTGAGCTGGGCTGGCTGCTGCCACTGTTGGTGCTTTGGATTGCGTCTAGGCACAGGTTCAGATCACTACGGAAGCTTGCGCCTGTCTGATTGGCAATGTCGTAATCGTGCTGTGCCATTAGACGATGATCTCCTTGCCGTAGCCGACGGCAGTGTAGGTAAAGGAGCGGCTCACGGTTTCGCCGTCTTGTTTGAACTCTAGTTTAAATCCAGTCCGCGTCACCTCAGTGATCTCCAAAAGGTCACTGGCGAACTGCGTGTAAGCCGTTACACCGACAGCAGGCGGCTCATAGAACGGCTGAGCGAAGGTGACCGCGTACGCGCCGCCAGTCGTGGTGTTCTGCAGGCTGCTTTGCTCAACGCGCTGCTGCATCTCCATCACGTAGCCCAGTTCACTGACGCGGATGTTTTGAGCAGCGTTTTCAGTGCGAGCAATGATTTTGAACTGCAGACCACGCCCGCGTACCAAAGCGTTGGTCATTTCGTTCCATGCCCCCCACGTTGGTGTACCAGCAGGGTCGTCTTTGGTGGTGCGCACGTACATCAATGCATCCACCTGATCCACGCTATCGCCGTCGATGTCAGTCCATGAGTCGATCAAACTGGTCTGGTTATCCCACAAGCTGCTGGGCAGGTAGCCGGATGTGACGATGTTGCGGCGTAGGTTTACGTCAAATGTGCCACCAAGATCCACCGTGTCTTTGAAGACGTACTCACCCGTCAGAAGTGATGTGTCCGTGAGTGTCAACGCACCCAAGCCACTGTCATAGGTGAGGTTGGTTTTGGTTCCAGGGAACGCAGAAGAAACTGTGTCGATATTTCCGAGGCTGTCCCATGTCCCCATGTCATCGACGAACACAAGGTAATTTGTGTCTTCGTAGTGATTTTCAACTAGCAGGCGATCCTGCGGTGCTGGCAAGTCAGCGACAACAGTTGCAGGCGTTGCGGATCTGTTGCCAGTGTCATCTTCAAATTTGATTAAGTACGTTCCTTCTAGAAGTGGTACCTGCTTTTGGGTTTGGCTGCCAGCAGCGGCGGCAATCACTGTTTGAGCACCGTCCCAAGTAGCGCTGGATAAAGCATTGCTGTGACGAATCAAAACCTTACCGCCTAGCAGCACGTCAAGCGCTAAGGCACGATCCCAGCTCAGAATCGCTGTTGATTCAGAATTAGGGACTAGGTTGATGCCGGTTGGCGTTTCAGGTGGAGCGGATTTGGCAATAACCGTTCGCGTAAGGGTTGCCGCATTGATAGACGACAGCAATGACGCGCCAACGCTGTAAACGTTGATCTGATAACTGCCGGGTACAGTATCCAGAATTTCGTAATCAGTGCTAGTAGTAAAAATAGTGTTCCAGTTGTTGTTGTCGTAGCGCCATTCAAGTCGGTACTGGCTTGCTTGCCGCACAGGCTGCCAGCTCACAAGCAGTTTTGATTTTGCAAGGCTATTGGCTTCATAGATGACTTCTTCAGCGACCAAGCTTGTAGGAGATGGCGGTGTAATGTTCAGGTTTGTAATATCCCGCTGCTGCAGCGGTGTGCCGCGTTCGATGTAGTCATACTTGCTGGAGTTGTACGCAATCGCGCTGATTGCATAATTAACGCCATCCTGCTCCTGAACAGACAACACGCGCCAGGTGCTTGTTTGAACGTCGGTTGTGCCGTATAGCCAAATGGCATTGTTGGCTGGTGCGACACTGAAAGCCGTTGGGACCGTAATGACATTGCCCGCGACTGTGGCGCCACCACGCTGTTCAACCGTGCCATCGGGCAGAATCACATTTAATACGCCACCACTGCTCAAACCTGTTGCGTCATCAACAGTGACGGCGGTTGTAGTTGCAGAAACGACGCGACCACCACGACGTTCACCAGATCGCACCGAATCCGCAATCTTGATCAAACTGCCGGGGCGCACCATCACGCCAGCATCGACGGATGTGGTGAAGTTGACGATCTCGCCCTCGTACCGTTCTGAGTACAACAGCCATTCGCCTACGCGGTAAGCCTGCCCGCGACTGGTACAGGCAAAAGCACTAACTTCAGTCTTCACCACGCCATACTTGGCGATCATTTCCGCGTCTTCAACCACCTCATAGGCAATGTCCCTTGCGTTGAGATCTAGGTAGCTAACAACGCAAACATTAGGGCGCGTTTTGAGGCTGCTGCCTTGATAGCTAAAGCCCTCTTCTGTGACGTTTGCTTGCGTGAAATAGTACGCATAATCAGCAGGCGCGTCCTGAGTAATCGTCAACGCTCCAGTGCTCCAATAAGGCATGGTGCGCATGACGGAGCACAAGTCGTTAATTAACTTGTACGCTTCTTCTGCGGTTTGGATATTGACGTTGCAGGAAAACCGTGGCTCCTCTCCGCCAAACCCATCGGGCACCAAGGCGGAACAGTATTGACTGGCGGTATAAAAGGCAAACTTATCAAGCTGGGATGCGCTGACGTGATTGCCGAATCCGTAGCGTGTCGATGTCAGCAGATCCCACAAGATCCAAGCAGGATCCGAACACCATTGCGCTGCACCGAATGTGCCGTCCCAGATGCCGCTATAGATCAGCCTGCCATTGGTGCTGTCAACTGTGGCATTGCTTGGGATGGCAACCTTAATGCCACGAATCCGGTAAGCGCGTGAAGGGATTGAGTTGAACTGCTCAGCATCCAAACGCAGGGCAATTAGCGCACTGTTTGGGTAGCGCAGTTTTTCACGAATAATTTCGGTATAGGTTGACCAGTTAAAAGCGTTAATAAGATTGGGGCTAACGTCTTCAGAGTCAAAGTTTACCCGCGTGACTCTAATATCAACAGGAAACGCACCATCAAGATTGATTAAATAATCGCGCTGATAAAGATCTGCGGTTCTGCCCCTAATCTCGTCGTAAATAACCTCGCTAAAGCCGCCACCGTTGTATTGAACTTCTATCTTCAGGATTACCTCATCGCCAACAACGTCGCCTTCATTGGTCTGAAACTGAAGCTGCGGGATTGCGATGGTTACTCTTACAGCGTCTACATTTGAGTCTGTAATTGACCTAACGATTGGCGTGTCTTTGCGTACTGTTACATTGACTGGTATGGGATTGCCGATTCCGTCGCCTAGGGGGATATAGCTTTGAGTTTGCGGATCCTGCGTGCCGTAGCGATATTGCAGCGTATTGCCTTCTATCTTGAAGTTGTAGCTTCCGTCTGGGTTTTGCAGCGGCGTGTTATTGAGAAAGACAGACTTAGCACCATTAGCCAAGCCTTCAATTTCTCCCTCGCTAATCAGGTCTAAAACAGAAGCGTATTGCCTCGACTCCAGGCTGTCGCGTTCAGTTCTAGGCGTGCGTGCTTGACCACCGCCACCACCACCTTTGCCGCCGCCACCGCCGCCGCCTGCACCGTAAATCCTTGTCATCAGACCACCACCTGCTCAGTGTCAATACTGGCGCTGATCACAACAGATCCAACGATCGTCTCGCCGTAAACAATCGGCACTGGCACACCTTGTCGGCTGGTTTGCTGAATGCCGCTAAAGCTGTAACTCTTGCGTGGATCGTCCTGTGAATCAAGACCTTGCGGTACTTTCGGCGTTGGTGTTAATAGTTGCGAAACACCTCCCAAAACAAGACTGGCGCCAGCTAAGCCAACAGCGGTAGCAATACCTGAACCGGCGGCAGCAATTCCTAACGGTATAATCGCAAATGACAGGGCTATTAAGGCAATGCCAGCAAGAATCCTCCCAGTAGCACCCGCACCCGTCAGCACTGGCACAATCTTGATCTCCTGCTGCCCAGCAGGGTCGTGCAGCTCATCCAACATCAGGTCATAGTCGCCAACACTGACGCGATAGTGCTGCTCTGCCATGTGCGCTTCAAGTTTCGGGAAGTTAGCCAGCAAAAACCGCACCGCTTCGGCGGCATTTGCTACATCAGCCTTGAACACGCGCCGCCCGACAAACTTGGCAAGGGGTCCGTACAGCTTGATCTTGCGCAACATGATCCGCCTCAGCCTCCACCCATAGTAAGGAAGCCGGGATAGCGCAGTCTACGTCCGGTGCATTTCTGTAGCCACCCGCCTCCGCCGTACAGATCCCTGCTGCTAAGCCGCCCACGGATGTGATGCAGCACCATGCCATCGCCGACGTAAACACCGACATGATTCAAGCCCTTGCCCCTGATGTTCATAAGTAAAGCGTCGCCTTTTTGTAATGGCTCCTCGTCTTCTAACAGCTTGAAACCTGCGTCTTTCCAACAGCCATCAAACATGGGTGCAGCTTCAAATGCTTCCGGTGTTAGCGGGCGCTCCCAATCCCGTAACTGCAAACCGTGCTCGGCATACCAGTCACGCGCCAAAGTCCAGCAATCGCTAATACCCCATGCCCACTGCCGTCCGATCAATGGCGCTTTGTAGCCCGATGGTTTGCACTCAGCCCAGCCTTCTGTTTTGGGGTTGACGATGTACCACGGCAGACCGCTGGCTTCACATGCCATCAGATCCGGTTCGCTTGGTTGCGGCAGCGTTGCCGGATGCGAGTGGAACACAGCGACGATTTCGCCTTCATCTTCTGCCGCCGCATAATCCTCGGGGTCAAGGATGAACTGATCAATGCCAGAGCTGAGGTTGCGGCACGGTTTGTAGTGTTCACGCCCTTTAATGACGACCACCAAACCACAGGCTTCACGTGGGTCTTCCGCTTTGGCGTGTTCCAGTGCAGCAGTGCGCCAAGTCATGTGTAATACGTGCCAATGCCAGGGAAAGAGCCGAACGGCAGTTCAGCGTTTTCTCCGAAATGATTTTTGCAATCGTCAAGCGTTTTGGCGCATGTTGGCAACGGACCGGTGTAGCTGCACTCAGTTGATTTGTACACCCATTGGCAGATATTGGCGATGCACTGCCGTTTTGGTGCCCTTACTCCAGCCAAGTCAAATGATGCAGCAAGCTCAAACTCAACAAGGTCGCGGGTCTCGATGACTTTACGATCTATGTAGTAAATCTCACGCGGAAATTCAGCCGTCGGATCTGGTGTGCCAAAAGGATTGACGTTGCCCGGGAAATTTACCGCATCGAGATAACGCGCCAAGGTGCGGATACGTGTAACTTTTGCACCCTCCAAGCCGCTAGGTAAGGTCAACAGCAACGCGCTAATTGTGCTGAGGATATTGCTGATGCGAATCTTGGGGCGTGGCAGTTGCCCGTTGCCGTTGTATTCAAAACCTTCAGCCTCTAAAGGAAGCTGTAAATACGCATTGCCGTTCCAAGTCAGCGTGGTGTTATTTGCATTGACGCCAGCATGAAAACGCAGCAGATCATTCGTACCATGCTGTTCGGTGTTTAGCTGCAGCTCAAACAGCTCAATAATTGCGCCGGGTGCTGCCTCTTGTAATGCGGCGTGAGGTACGGTCATGGCTCAAACACCTGCCGGAATGTGGCGGCAATGCGGACAATGCCCGGCGCTGTCAGCTGCCGGCTCCATTCATCGCACACCCATTTGTAGGTGCTGGCATCATCTGGTGGTGACCAGTTGAATGATGCGCTGTCCGCTGCTCTGGCATCAAAGAACGCCTCAAATGCATCAGCGTGAGCAGTGGTCAGGTTGACCCATGCCAGGCTCCAAACCTTGGGATTCTGGTTCAGGCCGAAGGTGATGCGCTGCTCGTAGCCGTCGCCAAACTGCGTCCGGCGTGTCTTGGGTGCTGACCGCTTCTCTGCGCCGAAGTCCGGGCAGACGGGGTAGCCGATTGTTGATTCGTTGAAGGTAGCCATCAGGTTGCGAGCAGCCCACCAGGCCGTTTCTGCTTCACCAACTCTGCCTGCACTGCAGCACCGATCACCCGACCGAGCTGACTGGCCTGTTGGCTGTCGCCTTGTGCGGTGGTGCCGCTGGCGTCCACGTTGACGGTGACATTGGTGCCACCGGTGTTTGGCAGGACGGTGCCGGATCGGCCGGGGATGAACAGCTCAGGGCCACGCTCACCGATCAGGTAAGGGGTGCCCATGCGTACCGGGCCACCGTTGGCACGAGCGCCACCAACTGCCAGGCCAGGGATCGGCGTGGCTAGGGCACCAAGACCAGACAGCGGACTGATCGCACTGGTAGCAGGAGACAACAGGCTGCTGATGGCGTTCTTGAACGGCTGAATCGCGTAGATCTGCAGCAGCTCTCTGGCGATGTCCTGTAGTGCGCTGACGACCGTCTGCCGCAGCGTGTCGCCCCAGTTCTGCGCGCCGGTGATCAGCCCATCAAACGCCGATGCCATGGTGTCGCCCAGGGTGTTGGCGATGCTCTCAGTGATGGCGCTCACCTCCCGCTGTTTCTCAGCGAGCAGCTCAACGCCATCCAGCTGCCGCTGCATTTCGTCAAACGCAGCCTGAGCCACCTGGCGGTCAATCTCCCGCAGCTGTAGTCGCTGCTGCTCTTGGCTGATGATCTCCAGGTTCTTGCGTTGCTCTGCATCTTTCAGCTGACTGATCTGCCGCTGGCGATCCTCGAAGTCAAACGCCACCTGTAGCCGTTGGCGCTCGATCTCAGATGCGGCATTCAGCAGGATGGCCTGACGCGACATTGATCGGCCAAGCTGCTCACCTTGCTCGCGGGAACGCTTGAGCTCATCATCGGCCTTCTTCTTAGCTGCATCTGCCGCGGCCTTGGCGCTACCGGCGCGGCCGCCACCGGTGGTGCCGCCGCCGTCAAGGGTTGCAGTTGGCAGCACCGGCTGAGCTGTAGGAGTGATCGAAACTGACGGCTTGATCTGCCCCGTGCGGTAGCCGTAAGACTCGATCAAGTCGCGGAAGCGTTCGTTTGTCAGCCGTTGAACCAGCGCCGAATCGATCGCCTGACCGCTGCGGCCAAACTGCCCTCCACCACGTCCTGCCCGCAGTCGAGCAATTTCCAACGCTTCGCGCTGCGCCTGCTGGTACAGCTGGTTGCGCTGTTGTGCACCTATGCCGAACTGCTGGAGCCGAGCCCCTGCAGACAGGCTCTCGTTGATTGATTGGAGAACGCCCTGTGCCTGTCTGAGGATTCCCTGCAACGCAGGGCCAAGCACCTGATCCAACTGCCTGGCAACGTTGCCAATGCCGTTCAGCAACATGGTGAACTGACGGCTGACAGTGCTGCCCAGCTTCTCCGCTGCATCAGCCGCCTGGCCTGACTTCATCGTCTGGTTGTCTAGGTTGCTGTTGAACTTGACCAAACCATCGTTTGTAATCGGCAGGATTGTAGAGACTGCCTCAACACTGCCGAACAGCGTTGTCATCGCCGTGGTGCTGCCTTTCGTCTTGGTGGCAACTTCCTCCAGTACCCCAGCGAATCCTTTGGAACGCAACGCTGTCTCGTTGAAATCAATCCCAAGCTGCGCCGCAAGTTTCTGCGCCTCAGAGGATGGCTTAAGGATTGACGAGATCGCTTGCCGCAGGCCAGCGAAGGTTGACTCAACAGGCACGCCGGTAGCCGTGACCGTTGCGATGGCCGCATTCAGTTCGCCGATTGACACACCTGCTGCTGCAGCAATCGGCGCGATGTTGCCAATCTGCTGCGCATATTGATTGACGACGATCTTGCCATCATTCTGAGTCTGAATGAAGCCATCAATCAGCTTGGCCGCATTGTCAGCAGAAAGCCCGTAGGCATTCA